TCCAGGTAAGGTGCGCCACTATCGGAGTTGGTCATGTATATCAATCCCTGACGATCAGGAACAGATGACCCGAATTGAAAAACGTTGTCACCTGCTGAAGGAATACCTGAACCTGCTAGAAGCGGTTTAGCAATATCAAATATTCCTTGTGAAACTCCTCGTACACGGCCAACATAATATTTTATTCCCTTACCATCCCACACTTGACAACGAACAATATCGCCTGCATTGAAAGGAACAAAGAGCGTATCACCGTCAGTATTGATATGGCATGAATAGTGGTCTTCTCTTTCATATACACGGGCTATCTTTGCAACATTGGTCACCGCGAAGCTTCCCCCCGTGCCAGTTATCTCTCGGACAACGAGCTGAACAACATTCAAAGATTTTCGTACTGTTAAACTATCAACTTCTGCGCTTCCATCTGAAAAAAGCTTCCATCCAGAGCCAGTGGCTCCTGAAACAAAGGCAGGGGTTGATATAGATTGGTAACGGACATCGTCATTTATACGCACAGGTTGATCAATGTAGTCCGCAAAATGTTTTCCATCCCATTTATCAGAATCATAGGCGTAGTCGGCAATATTCGCACGATCTGCCAGTTTAGCGTGATCTGCTTCTTTTGCATGATCGGCATCTAAGGCATAATCTGCAAGTGTGGCCCTATCTGCTAAAGTTGCCTTGTCTGCATGATCTGCTTTAAGGGCTCGGTCGGCCAATGCTGCTTTATCTGCCTGATCTGAAAAGGTAGATCTATTAGCAATAATCGCTCGATCAGCATTTGCAGCGTTCTGTGCCTGGTTAGCAAAGTTGGATGTTGCCGCATTTGTTGCCGTATTGGCGTGCCCTGCTAATGTTGCAAATCCTGCACTTTCAGCGTAAGTAGATTTATTGCTCAAACCATCTGATGAAAGCCCCTTGCTCACAGCATTAGCAAGCCTGTCAGATTGATTGCGTAACCGGACCAGATAGTTTATAGTTACGACATTTGACAAGGTGAAATCGTAGAGATATTCCTCCTCCAGATCACGGGTGTATGATGCGATTCGAATTGGACCTGAAAAACCAATGTCACTCGCATTTAAGTTAACGATTCCGCCAAGGGTCAACTCGATGTTGTTCTCCAGTATAAATTTTGGCGTAATCTTACCCGACCATGTATATTGTTCTGTGCCTTCTTCTTCAAAATATTGATCGCCCAGTTCTTTCACACGGTTTTCAGCTGCTGTTACATAGCTCTGAGGCATATTGATGTTGAGGAATACAAAGCTATCCCCGACTGCAGGTTTTAACATAGCATTAGGTACACCATCCGGATAAGCATTTTCATCCGTGATCGGATTGAACTTCACCTGCTTGGTCGCATTGTCAAAACCATCTTCGGATATCGTGAACTTAAAGCTATTTAGCAATCCCGAAGTAAATGCTATTTGCGCACTGGAGCCATCGTTAAGCAGGTAATCATTCAGATTAAAGTCAATATCGTTGGAGCGGATTATATTATTAGCCTGTACGGATGTAACCTTAGCCTCTAAACGTGGATAGACATTTTCGAAAGTAAGAACATCCTCAACAACCTCCATACCGGCAACATAATTAGGGTTGACCATCGGGTTGCCGCCCGTTGGCTGTATCTGACGAAAGCCGTATCCATTGGGGATGTTCTGTGTGCCTCCTTGAACCTTCATGTGAGTTACCACAGGATTATCTTTACGATCGCGACGCAACTCATACAATCCCTTGCCTTTTCCGTACTGAAAAGTAATTCCAGTTTGAATCTGTTTTCTTGTCAGATTAATCTGCTTACCTACACACCAAAATTCAAGGTTAGTCTGATCTGCAACATCTTGAAGTACAGTGAGCAATTTAGCTCCATTGTATGCCCATTGGATTGTTTCTGTGCGGTCTACCTGTCCCAATGTCCACCCACTACCGGCCCGGTTTGCATTCTGTATCAACAACCCAAGTATCACGCTAGCCTCCCCCATGATATAAACATCGGGTTCCGTTAGATTATTGTTTTTATCAAGCGTATTGAGAATCCATTTACCAAGGTCATAATAGAGTGCTTCGAACTCTATCGTGTAGGTGTAGCCAATCTCAGTATTTGTTTTCCCTATATTTTCTGGCCGGTTAAGCTTATAGGTTTCCCCGTATACTATGATTGTATCTCCTTTTTTGAAAACAA